AAAATAAAAATCAGATCATAGTTGTCGTAGATGGGTTCTATGACTTAAATAAAGAGGTCTTAGACCGATGGAAAGACTCAATTGATATACTGAACCTATCGACCAATCAAGGTCTTTGTAGAGGGACTAATTTGGGGGTGTATAATGCTAGATTTGATAAAATACTCATAGTAAATGATGATAATGTTTTCCCTAAAGATTGGGATGTTATTCTTGAGTTAAATTGGAGCAATGGTACTTTAATCTCACCTAACCAAATCGAACCATACCCAAGCATGTTCTCTCAATTTCATATCAAAGACTTAGGTAAAAACATAAGTGAATTTGATTTAGATAAATTTTGGGAATATGAAAAATCCATCTCTACAGAAAAACAAGATGGGTTTGGTTCAACATTGCCTATATTCATGTCTAAACAAGATTACTTAAAAATGGGAGGATGGGATGAAAATTATGAATTAGGAATGGTAGCAGATTGGGATTTCTTTTTAAAGGCAAGTTTAAACAATCTGTCTTTGGTTAGAGTATACAATCTACATTTCTATCACTTCGCATCTGCATCGACTAATGGACAAACAAGACAAAGAGCTGAGAGAACCGGGCATGAATACGCAAAATATAAATGGGGCGACTATATTAAACATGACCCCAACACCAATCTAAAATTCATATAAACATAGCAGAAATATATTTCGTATACATATTTATAATAAAAATTTATAACTAAAACGAAATATGTGTATGAGCTATATACCCAAATCAATTATATTTACAGTTAAACTAAATATTTTACTGTAACATGAAGACTTCTACATTAATTTTGTTATCGGTACCAGTTGTCTCGATATCATTTATGTGTTCATACTTTTTCGAACTGTCAATGAACAATTTTGAACAATATCTAGCAGTTATTGGAGTAATGTTATTGGATGGATTTTTTGGAATTATAAAAGGTATTCGATTAGAAGGATTTCAGACACGCAAAGCAATAAAAGTATTAAAAACGTTGTTTACATGGATTGTAATACTCACGGTGTTGCTCATGGTAGAACGAGGTTTCCCAGGGACTAGTTGGCTATCTGAAACTATTATACTCCCATTTATTGTATTTCAATTAATGTCTGCACTTAAAAATGCATCATTGGCTGGATTTATTCAAAATGAGTTATTGAATACTATATTAGATAAAATTGATAAACATAAAGGATTGAGAAATGAAAAACATAATAATCAAAATTAAAAATAGTTTAGTTGAATTATTCAAAGATGATAATTCCATTAATGAAAAATCAATAATTGGCTTCATGGCATTCTTAATGATGGTAGTCACTTTAAGTATTGACATCTATACCGGAGTAAAAGGGTATGAAATGCCAATACATGAATTTGTATTCAATGGTTTCTTGTATATTACAATTGGAGCATTAGGTATTGCATCTATAGACAAAATTTGGGGCAAAAAACAGGACAAAGAATAATGTTTTTAAAATTAGGATCTAGAGGTAAAGAAGTAAAGGAACTTCAAGAACTTTTAGAAATAGATGCAGATGGCATCTTTGGTAAAGGCACAGAAACAGCGGTTAAAAACTGGCAAACAAAAAATGGTTTAACTGCCGATGGTATTGTAGGCCCTAAAACTTGGGATGAAATGGGTTTGGCAACAACTGATGCTTCAGAAAAAGTTTATACTACAGAGAATGGTCTAATCATTAACAAACATTTTATGCCAGCTGATGAATACTGTCATGGACCAATCAAACCAGAGTGGGTCTTTTTACACCACACTGCAGGTTGGCATAATCCATATAATACTATTAATAATTGGGCAAATGATAACAGAGGTCGAGTTGCAACCGAGTTTGTTTTAGGTGGACCATCAGTTAAAGGTAATGACGATAAGTATGACGGCGTCATGGTTCAAGCATTTCCTGAAGGCAACTACGGTTGGCACTTAGGAAAGAATGGATCTCAAACAATGCATAAGAACTCTATTGCAATTGAAGTATGTAACTTTGGTTGGGTTAAAGATGGTAAAACATATGCCGGTACTAAAGTTGATGAATCTCAAATTGTAACGCTTGATAAACCGTTTAGAGGTCACACTACATGGCATAGATATTCAGATGCTCAAATTGAGGCTATTAGATTATGGTTATTGTGGATCGCTGAAAGAGATGGTATTGATATTAGAGCTGGTTTACCAGCATTGATCAAAGAAAATGGTGCCGATGCATTTGAATGGAATGAAGATGCATATTACGGTAAAGTAAAAGGTTTATGGACTCATACCAACACGAGAAAAGACAAAGTTGATATGTTCCCACAACCAGAATTAATGGATATGTTGGTAAGTTTATAATGTAGGAGTTTAACTAAGTATATTTTTATTATAAAGAAGTCCAACTTATATATGAGTTTGGAAAGGTTACGACTTAGATTTTAAATTAAAATTTATAAAGTTATATCAATATTTTAAAACTAAGGGGTAATTATGAAATCATTAATAAATACTATAACAGACACTAGAATGGTATATTTACTAATGTCAATCGTTCTGTTAACTGGATATGCGTTAGAATTGTGGGAACTTATTGTATTCGTAGCTTTTATGCTTAACGTTGGCGTATGGACTGGATTTTGTCCTTCAAAATGGGGTTTTGGTAAATTAGGATTTAAAAAGTCTAAGTTATAATGAAAGCACTCGATGGAATTTCATTAAACTCGCGAATATCTCTTGTAATAGCCGGGTTAATTATGATGACTTTCTTTGCAGTTCAAACCTGCATTGTATTTGGTCTGTGTGAACCTTCGATATTCCTTGCTAAATTTGGTTGGGGATGCGTTGTATTCTTCATGCCACCATTCTTTAAAGTAGTTATCGAATTTATTCAGAATAAACAAGAAATTAAAGACGATTTAAGCAAGAAAAACATATATCTAGAACACGCTGCTAAGATTATCAGGCATGATATGCATAGTGGTATTAATACCTATTTACCAAGAGGTATAAAATCTCTTAAACGTCGAATTACTGATGAGCAAATAAATGAACTAAAAATACAAGCTCCTCTTCAGTTGATTACCGATGGATTGCATCACGCACAAAAAGTATATAGTGGGGTTTATGAATTTACTAATTTGGTAAAACAAAATGCACAAATGGCTACTGAAGAGTGTGATATAAAGGAAATATTATCTAGTTATCTTAAACTAACCGCATATAAAAATCAGGTAATTTTAGATGATAATTTACCAAAATCATTGAAAATAAATGAACCACTTTTTTGTACTGCAATTGACAATTTGATTAGAAACGGATTAAAGTATAACGATTCACCAACAAAATATGTAAAAATATACCAAGAAGGTAGCTATCATAATGGAAGTTACATAGTTATAGAAGATAATGGTAGAGGTATCACACATGAAGAATTCATTGAGTTATCTAAACCATATACAAGAAAGGAAGGTCAGAAAGAATCTGGTACTGGTTTAGGATTAAACATTTGTATTGAGATTTTGAAAGAACATGGTTTTGATATCAAAGCAGAAAAATTAGAACAAGGAACAAAGTTAAAAATAAGGATTGATAATGATTGATACTCTTATGTTAATCGATGATGAGAACCTCTTCCACTTAGTATTTGAAGATGCGTGTTCTCTATTAGATATGGCACTATCTATTGAAGCATTGGATAGCTCCGATGAAGCCGATAGGTTATTTAAAAAGTGGTTTCCAAATGACCCAGACCACGAAAGACCAGAATGCGTATTCGTTGATTTGAATATCATAGGTTCTTCTTTCGATGGTATTGAAATGATTAGAAAGGTTAACTATGAGTATGGTAATGGTGTAGTTATCGGAATCATATCATCATCAGAAGATGAAGAAGAAATAGAAAAAGCCAGATCAGTTGGTGCTCAATTTTGGATTATCAAATCAGATGATATCGAACCACGTTTAGAAGAATTCAAAGAAGATTACGACGGGTATAAAAATAGAACTGCACCATTTAAAGTATATAGGTAAAATGGTGATAGGTTATGAAAATATCAAAAGAAGCACGTGACGTACTTTTAAAAGTTGCAAAAGAAAAACGAATATATGTAGAAGGTAACTTTCTTAAATTATTGGAAGCAGATGAAGGCGATTCAGAATTCCAAAAATACTTAGATAAGTGTAAAGAGAAAGACGTTACTACTCGTAGAAAACGACTTGAAATAACCAAAAAAGTTCAAGAACAAAACAAAGAACTAGAATCTGCTGCTAAAGAAAACATTAGAGTTAATAAACAATTAGAAAAAGCTCTGGCAGAAGCAAATACGTCGTTAAATGATGCTAAAACAGCAAAAAAGATCGCGGAATCTGCAAAATCAGATATGGAATCTGCATTAGAAGAAACTAGGTTAGCAAAAGAAGAAGCAGATATATTGCGAATTAAAGCAGAACAAGCTAAAGAAATAGCAGAAACAGATCTTTCCTTACTCCAAAAGAAAACGCAAACCGAGTTAATGGGAAATATCGTAAAAGTTGCTCTTTGGGTAATTATGGGAGTTGGCGTAATTACAACTGGTCTATATGTGTTCGTATTACTATATGGGCATGATTCAAAAATTATAGAATCGACCTGGTCTAATCTATTTGGTATCTTACTTACAAACTCATTTAGTATTATAGGTACTATTATGGGAGTCAAACATGCAACTGCAACTCAG